CTGAAGAAACTGATAAACTAAAAAAAGAATTTAAAGAAAGAGGATTGCCTGATATTAATATAGGTTCAGGTGTTAACACAGGAACTTGTATTGTCGGTAATATGGGTAGTGAAAATCGGTTAGACTATTCTGTAATTGGTGATGCTGTAAACTTGGCAGCTAGACTAGAGGCTGCTACAAGAAACTATAGAGATAAAGATGGTAAAGTAACTCCTTTAATTTATTCTTCTTATACAAAAGATCAATTAAAAAATATTCAATCTATTGAATTAGATAAGATCAAAGTAAAAGGTAAAGAAGAATTAATTACTATCTATAAACCCAAAGTAAAATAAATAATAGTAGTGAGTATAATGATTTGTAATCACAATCAGATACCTAGACACCCGCTCGCTGGTGTAAGTGCTCACTTGTCACTTTTAAAATCACAATCTATAAACTTCATAAGGGAGTCCTATGATAACTTTAAAACAAGAAAGACGTTTAAGAAAATTAGTAATCAGACAAATAAGATTGAAAAGACAGGACAGACTACAACATTATTTATTAAAATGGGCAAAAATACGTAAACAAAAAGATAGAAGAAGAAGACGAACAATGATAAAATTATGGAAGTTAGAAAGATTGAGATTAATGAGATTAGGAATGTTACCTCTAGCATCATAAAGAAATAAATATATTAAAGCACAATCTACACTTTGACACCTTGTGTGTGTATCAAGTAATAACTTTAGTGCTTAGGCTAGCCGTCTTTGAAAGAAGATAGTATAAATAACAAGTTAGGATAAATCACTATGGCAGAAAACGGAACAACAGATATTAAGATACAATTAGAAGGTATCAAAAAAGATATTGAGAACGTTAACTCTATCAATAATCGTTTAGATACTGCTATAGATAAACTCACAGATGTTTCTACATCTATTAAATCTATGTTAGCAGTACACGAAGAAAAATTACAACAACAAGAAAGAATTGATGAAGTAATTTTTGATAAGATAAGAGAACGTGCTAGCGAGATTGACCAAGTTTATAGAGATTTACAAAAAGAAATTCAATCAGTTGAAAAACGACTTCTGGTTGAAATTAAGTCTTTAAAACTTGACTTTGGTAATAGAGTAGGTACATTAGAAAAGTATAAATGGTTAATACTTGGTGGCTCAATAGTTGTAGCTTGGGTACTATCCTCAAATTTTAAGTATATTATTGAAATAATGAATTAGACTTGACTTTCCGATAGATATATAGTATATTGTCTATTGCTATGTCGAGTTATATTGATTTAAAGTTTATTACTAATATTTCATCACGTTTACAACAATTTAAACGTAAGAATGATTATCTGTATAATTTTAGGTGTCCTCATTGTGGTGATTCAAAAAAATCTAAATTAAAAGCGAGAGCATATCTTTATAGAGTTAAAAATGATATGTTCTTTAAATGCCACAATTGTGGTGAAGGTCAAAACTTAGCAAACTTTATTAAGTTTTTAGACCCTAAAATGTATTCTGAATATATTTTAGAAAGATACAAACGGTCGGCTCCAGCGACGCCAAAACCTAAATTTGACTTCGAACCTATAAAGTTTGAAGAACCTACATTATTAGATGGTCTTAAAAAAGTTAGTGAATTAACAGACGACCATCCTGTTAAACAATATGTAATAAACAGAAAGATACCTGAACAGTATCATAGTATATTATTAGTATGTGATAAATTTATGACTTTAGTTAACAAAGTAAAACCAAATACTTACAAAGTTATTAAAGATCATCCTAGGTTGTTAATACCTTTTTACGATACAACTGGCAAGTTATTTGCCTTTCAAGGTCGTGCCTTTGGGAATGAACAACCAAAATATCTAACAATTAAATTAGACGAAAGTAAACAAAAAGTATATGGGCTTGAACGAATTAATTTTGCTACACATATTCATATCGTTGAAGGTCCTATTGATAGTTTGTTTATTGATAATTGTCTAGCAGCGGCTGGTGCTGATTTATATTTAAGTAATAAAGTAAAACCAGAAAATGTGACATATATTTTTGATAACGAACCAAGAAATAAAGAAATAATAAAACGTATGTATAAAGTAATAGAAAAAGATTTTAATATTGTGATATGGCCGGATGATATTCAACTGAAAGATGTAAATGAAATGATTATGTCAGGTATTTCTAAAAATGAAATTGCCGATATTATAAGTAATAACACTTACTCTAAATTAAGTGCTTTGACAAAATTAAGTTATTGGAAAAAAGTTAAGGGGGAATGATGGTACAAAACGAAACAATACACGTAAATAAAAGAGGACAAAGAGGTAAAGAACCTCTTAACATTGAAAAGATACACGAAATGGTAGAGTATGCTTGTGAAGACATAAAAGGCGTATCATCATCACAAGTAGAAATGAATAGTGGTTTACAATTTTATGATGGCATATCAACAGACGAAATTCAACAAATTTTAATTAAGTCAGCCTCAGATTTAATTTCATTAGAAAATCCAAACTATCAATTTGTAGCTGCTAGATTATTACTATTCAGTTTAAGAAAACAAGTTTTTGGAAAATTGTGGGATCACCCACACATTTATAAACACGTAATTGATGGTGTCGAAAAAGGTGTTTATGATAAAGAAATATTAAATCAATATAATAAAAAAGATTTTGACCGTATGGAAAATTGGCTTGACCACGAAAGAGATTATACGTTTACATATGCTGGTCTAAGGCAAGTGATAGACAAATACTTAGTACAAGATAGAAGTAACGGTCAGGTGTTTGAAACACCACAATTTATGTATATGTTAATTTCTGCTACTATCTTTGCTAATTACTCAAAAGAAAAAAGGATGAGTTATGTTAAGAAATATTATGATGCTATTTCACAATTTAAAATTAATATCCCAACGCCTGTTATGGCTGGTGTTCGTACTCCTCTTAAGCAGTATGCTAGTTGTGTACTTGTTGACGTTGACGATACCTTACCTAGTATTTTCTCCGGCGATATGGCTATTGGGCGTTATGTGGCACAAAGAGCTGGTATCGGTATCAACGCAGGTCGAATTAGAGGAATCAATTCAAAGATCCGTGGCGGCGAAGTACAACATACAGGAGTTATACCTTTCCTTAAAAAGTTTGAGGCAACGGTCAAATGCTGTACTCAAAACGGAGTTAGAGGAGGTTCGGCAACTGTACATTTCCCTATTTGGCACCAAGAAATAGAAGACATCATTGTATTAAAGAATAATAAAGGTAGTGAAGATAATAGAGTTAGAAAATTAGATTACTCAATTCAGTTATCAAAACTATTTTATGAAAGATTTATTAATGATGAAGATATAACTTTATTCAGTCCACACGAAGTACCAGAATTATATGAAGCTTGGGGCACTGATAAGTTTGATGAAATTTATTTAGCAGCCGAAAGAAAAACAAGTGTTAAAAAGAAAAAGATTAATGCTCAAGTATTGTTTATGGATATATTAAAAGAACGAGCTGAAACAGGTCGTATCTATATTATGAACATTGACCATTGTAACACTCACTCATCATTTAAAGATAGAGTAACAATGTCTAATCTATGCCAAGAAATTACATTACCTACTGTACCTATACAACACATTGATGGTGAAGGTGAAATTGCGTTGTGTATTCTATCAGCAATCAACGTAGGTAAAATAACATACTTAGATGACTTAGAAGGTCTATGCGATTTATCTGTACGTTCTTTAGATGAATTAATAGAACATCAACAATATCCAGTAAAGGCAGCCGAAGTATCTACAAAGGCAAGAAGAAGTTTAGGTATCGGTTATATTGGATTAGCACACTATCTTGCTAAATTAAAAGTTTCCTATGAAGATAAACAAGCTTGGAAAGAAGTTGACGAGTTAACTGAATACTTCCAATATTATCTTTTAAAAGCTAGTAATGAACTTGCTAAAGAAAAAGGCAAGTGTGATTACTTTGATAGGACAAAATATTCAGACGGTATCTTACCGATAGACACTTACAAGAAAGAGGTAGATGAGATTGTAAATCGTAAACTATCTATGCCTTGGGAGAAACTACGAAAAGACATCAAAGAGTTTGGGCTCCGACATAGCACGCTCTCAGCCCAAATGCCATCTGAATCCTCTAGTGTGGTTTCTAATGCCACTAACGGCATTGAACCACCTAGGGACTATTTAAGTATTAAGAAATCAAAAAAAGGTCCTTTAAAACAAGTTGTACCACAATATTCTACACTAAAAAATAATTACACATTATTATGGGATATGAAGTCAATGGAGGGATATATAAACATAGTTTCTGTTATACAAAAGTATTTTGACCAAGCTATCAGTGGTAACTGGTCATACAATCCTGAACATTTTGAAGACGGTCAAGTGCCAATATCAGTAATGGCACAAGATTTATTGTCAACTTATAAGTATGGTTGGAAAACATCATATTATCAAAATACATATGACAGTAAAAAAGATATTGACGAACCAGCACATCCTGTTGGCTTTAATGATAATATACCAGAAGATAAACCACAAGATAAACTTGAAGAAGAAAATTGCGAGTCTTGTACAATATAGGGAGAAGTTATGGCATTTTTATGTATTAACTTACCACATACAGATGTATATGTTAAGAAAGAGTACCTATATGATTTACAAAAGGGTCACGGTGAATTAACCGAAGGTGTTTGGGTTACAGCAAAAAGTATTAAAGGTAGAGCATTATACTTTGAAACTTATTTACCAGAGTATGGTGCTGTGTTTGATAAATTACCTATATCTGCTTTTGTTTGGAAAAAAGATATTAAAGAAGACATACCATTAACAGAATTACAGTTATGGGATTGTTTTAGTTATGATATAACAATTGTTGAAAAACAATTAATGACAGGCAATAAATGTAAATATTTTTCGCCTAGTAAAAAGTGGTATCACGGTTGGTATATGTTTACTATAGACAACTGTAATTCTACAAACTTAGAAAGAAACGTGACTTATAGTGAAATACCAAGTCAACATAAGTCATTTAATATATTGAAATTAGAGAACGGTTACTTTGCCGCTCAACCTAATAACCGAGTAATATTTTATGATAAGTCTTTAACTCCAAGTGAATTGAAGTTTCCAGACTTTAAAGTGTCCAGCATAGAATATTCGGTTGAAAGTGAACTAAAATGGACAGCAGGAGATGATGAAAACTATTTTTACGAATTAAAGGAAGGTGAAAAATAAATGGCAAAAAGTGTATTTAACAAAGATAAGAATTTAGACTCAACAAAACAGTTAATGTTTTTTGGTCCTGATTTGGCGGTTCAACGATATGATGATATGAAGTATCCGATCTTTGATAAATTAAATCAACAACAACTAGGTTACTTTTGGAGACCTGAAGAAGTTTCATTACAAAAAGATAGAAATGATTATCAGGAACTATCTGAACAACAAAAGTTTATCTTTACATCTAATCTAAAATATCAAACTATGTTAGATAGTGTACAAGGTAGAGGACCTTGTTTAGCATTTTTACCATTCTGTTCTTTACCAGAACTTGAAGGTTGTATTGTTACTTGGGATTTTATTGAAACAATACACAGTAGAAGTTATACATACATTATTAAAAACTTATATTCTAATCCTAGTGAAATCTTTGATACTATTATACAAGATGAAAAGATTGAAAGACGAGCAAAGACAATTACAGAAACTTATGATGAAATGATTAACTACGGTTATCAATGGTGTTTAGATCCTAAAAAAGTAGATATGTATGAGTTGAAAAAGAAACTCTATCGAACAATGGTTACTGTAAACATCTTAGAAGGTTTACGTTTCTATGTTTCATTTGCTTGTTCATTTGCTTTTGGTGAATTAAAATTATTAGAAGGTTCAGCAAAGATAATATCTTTTATTGCCAGAGATGAAAGTCAACACTTGGCGATGTCACAAACAATTATTAATAATTGGCGTGAAAGAGAAGGTGATAAAGAGATGTTAAAAGTAATGAAAGATTGTGAAAAAGAAGTTTATACAATGTATGATGAAGCCTTACAAGAAGAAAAACGTTGGGCAACATATTTGTTTAGTAAAGGTTCAATGATAGGTTTATCAGAAAAACTATTACATCAATTTGTTGAATATATGGCAAATAGAAGAATGAAAGCTATTGGTTTAGAGCCAAGATATGAACAAAAGACTAATCCATTACCTTGGGTTGACCATTGGCTAAATAGTCGTTCATTACAAAACGCACCACAAGAAACAGAAATTGAAAGTTATGTAATTGGTGGTGTTAAACAAGACGTTAAGAAGGATCAATTTAAGAAGTTTAAACTATAATGTTAGAGAAAAGACCAAAAACCTGTTCTAGTTGTGAAACTAAATATACAATACAGTGGGACATTAACGAGCAAGACTTAGAGCCGTTAACTTGTCCATTCTGTGGATACGAAGTAGAGGAACAATTAGAAGATGAACCAGAAATCTGGACAAACGAAACCGAAGACGATAGTTGGAATTGATTATAGTTTAACAAGTCCTGCTATCTGTATTAATAATGAAAGTGAATATATGTTTTATTATTTGACAAATAAAAAAAAGTACATTGGTCAAATGGCAAAAAACATTATTGGTTATGAACACCAAGAATACGACACACCTATAAAAAGATTTAGTCAAATATCTGATTGGGCAATCAATACATTTAACAGATTAACTTATGATTTAAAAAACTTAAAAGTTTTTATTGAAGGTTATTCTTTTGGTTCAAAAGGTCAAGCTATATTTCAAATAGCAGAAAACTGTGGTATTCTAAAATACAGATTACAACAATTAAATATACAGTATGATACAGTTGTACCTAGTGTAGTTAAAAAAGGTGCTACTGGCAAAGGTAATGCTGATAAAGATATGATGTACGAATCATTTACTAAAGAAACAAAGATTGACTTGAAGAAAATATTTGATACAGATAAAGTAGGTAATCCTATTTCAGATATTGCTGATAGTTATTTTATACAAAAAGTTGGTTATGAAAATATTAAAAGCACAAAAAAGTCTTCCTGATTTTACTACACAATATTTTGATGTAAAATCTTTACGAACAATTCCTAACGATACGTGGCTCAAAAATAGATCAAACGAATTTGGTTATGATGAAAGTTTTGAAAAGCACGGAATGATTTGGCCGATAGCTGTTACCGATCATAGGCAACAATGGGTCAAAGATAGAATACTACCTAAAAATCCTCATCACAAAGATAAAGACGGTAACTTAATACCAGGTTACTATGTACATATTGGTAATAAACGTGTGATGTGGGCAAAAGAAAATGGTTATGATAAGATAGAGGGTTATTATTTTAATTCAATGGAAGATAAAAGAAAGATACATAGTTTACAACATATTGCTCATACGGAGATACCTAAATGA